TATGTTTTCTTGCGTTTGGCGGAAAAATACGCGCCAGCTTTGGCGACGTGTGTGGCATATTCCAAACATGTTGGTCATGTGAATTATGGAGATGATGACGTGTATAATGTTTCTGACTCTGTGTGTGATTGGTTCAATCAAGTTAGTGTGACTGAGGAATTTGCAAAATTTGGAATGAAATATACGGATGAATCTAAGGAGGATACTATTCTTCCGTACAAGAGTTTGGACGAGATTAATTTTTTAAAACGAGGCTTTAGATTTGATCCCGAGATTGGTCGTTTCGTTGCTCCCCTCGCCATGGATACTATTTTGGAGTCTCCTATGTGGGTTCATGGAACAGTTGACGTTTATGAGCTGGCTGCTGTTAATCTTCAGGATCAGGCTTTGGAGTTGGCAATACATGGAGAGGAGGTTTTTAATGAGTACTTACCAGTGTTTTTGAACGCTGCTCGGGTACTGTCAGAACGTGTTGAGTGTCGTATTTCTACTTATTATGAGTATCAGACTATGCTCCTCGGGCGTCAGCTCGGTATGAGGTGGTTATGATATTACGCGTGTTTTCCCAGGACTGACGTCTGTAATCTTCAGACTTGCACGCTGGAACTAATCTGGAAATTTCAAAAACAGAATGAGATAATTGAGCAAAACTTATTCGATAATCAAGAGCTCACACATCTACGTATTCATATGGAACTTGAACAAAATAAAGAAGACTTACATGAAATTAAATCGGAGGTTGTTACTTTCTTTGAAGATGGTGAAGTGGCAACTGTCCCAAGTGGAAATGTTCGACCTGAACCCTTTTACTTAAAACCGGCTGAAGATACACTTGAAAATAGTGTTATTGGCTTTTTGTCTCGACCTATCGAGCAACAGAATCTTTTGTGGACCCTTGCCGCTGTGAAGGGAACACAGGTTGGCAATAATTTGGATTTGCCGGCAACGTGGATGCAAAATTCTATGATTAGCGAGAAACTCTCTGGAATTCGTTTCATAAGATGTAAATTTCGTGTCAAAATTCAATTTAATGCCCAGAAGTTTAATGCGGGTATGCTCGTGGCTTTCTTTGAACCACTTGCAACTCAGCAGACTTTTAGGCCATCAAACGCTGCACATTTTGGCGGTATCACTGGGTATGACCCGGTGTTTTTGGATATTAGCGATAGCACGTCAATGGAACTTTTGGTTCCTTTTTGTGCAAATGTTTCTCACTATGATATGGTAACTGGAGATGGTCTTGCTGGTCAGGTTCGAATATATGTGTATTCCCAGTTGACGGGGGGCACAGACAGTATAGATGGTACAGTCTGGGTGACTGCTGAGGATGTTGACGTACAAATGGCAACTGGAGTTAGTGTAATACCGCGAGCTTTTGCTCAGTCGGGCCTTACTCCGGGTGCTGGTGCGGGGATCACATCAAGTAGAGCAACAGGTGGTTCGACCCAGGTATCGCCGGACAATGAAAAGAGTGCGGGTTCAGTTGAAGCACTTGCGCGTAAGATTGGTAGCATTGCTTCATCGGCGTCGGGTGTCCCGGTTGTTTCAATTCCTGCACGTACTTTATCGTATGTGGCAGATGCAGCAGCTGGCGTGGCTTCCATTTTTGGTTGGTCTCGTCCCACTGATGATTCA